ATGGTTTAAGAATCATTTATATTTAATTGGCAATCATTACACTAAAGTATCTGCTAATTCAGTAGCGCCCTTTTATGTTGGTAAGCCCAGCAATAGAGTTCGCCATACTATAAACTTTTGTATAAAATGGTATGAGTTGACGCTTGCGAAGTTATTGCAAAATGCTCCGCTTTTATATGTATCTCCTGCAACGAGTGAGGCGGAAGATGAAGGCAGAGCAAGATTGGCAGACCAGCTTTTGGAGTATTATGAGTATTTGTTAGATTTGGGCGTAGTAAGGGAAAAGTTATATAGCTGGGCGTGTGAAACGGGGAATGCGTGGATATATATATTTTGGAATAAAAATAAGGGAAGGGTTAGGGAGGTTCCGCAAATGCAAATGCAAATGCAGGACATCGGGGAAATGATGGATGGCGTAGAGATGATACAGACGCCTATAAATATTCCCGTTTTAGATGAAGATGGCAATCCGATTGTAGATAAAATCCCAGAGGGTGATGTGGACTGCGAGGTATTGTCGCCATTTGAAGTTATGGTTGACCCGTATTCAACTGATGGTGATTATGAGTGGATATTAGTTTCAAGGTTGAAATCTATACGACAATTGAGGGATATGTTCGGCGAAGATGCAGTTAGGGATATTAAACCCGAGGATAGCGATACAACTTTTCTATATCATAAATATATGCGGGATTTGGTTGGTGTTGATGGCAAGTCCGCCAATACATCTAATTCTTCAGCATCACTGAAGGGTGATGATAGATTGTGTATAGTTCACGAATATTGGGAAAGAGTTAGTGGTCGGCATCCAGAAGGGAGATATATCGTTGTTACTGGAGATAAGGTGTTGTGGAATACAGGTATTCCCTATAATCATAAACAGATACCTATATTGCACTTGTCATATCTAAATATAAATGGGCGGGTTTACGGAATGACGCCGCTTGAGCAGGCAATACCTATGCAGAAGGATTATAATCGTGCAAGGTCGCAAGAAACAGAGGATAGAAATAATCATTTAGTTAGACGGTTGTTGATACCCAAACAAAGTAAAGTTGAGAAAGATAATTTGACAGACGAGAGAGACGTTGTGTGGACTTTTCAACCTGGGATGAGGGGGGAAGAACCGCATTATATGGCGCCTCCGCCATATTTAGGACAGTGGGATAATATGATTGCACGGACTCGCAGGGATTTGGAGGATTTGCTTTCCGTTCACGAGGTTTCAAGGGGAATAGCGCCAGGCAGTATTAAAAGTGGTGTTGGCATATCAATGCTTGTGGGTGCAGATGATAGGACAATTTATCCGCTTACAAAACATATGGAGCAGTTGATGTCTAAGGTTGGCAGGATGATATTGCAATTAGTTGACCAATTTGTAAGTGAGGAGAGGCAGGTAAAAATTGGTGGTAGGGATAGTGCTATAGAGGTTGTAAAATTTGGTGCAAAGGCATTGAAGGGCGATAATGCTGATGCGGATTATTTTGATGTTAGGGTAATAGAAGGTTCGGCGATGCCTAAAAATCCTATTGCCAAAAGACAGGAGGTCGTGCAACTGATACAGATGGGGGTCTTGTCTTCTGTAAATCCGCAGCATTCTCAATATATTACAAAGTATTTAGGATTAGGTAGCGATAAGAAAATGATGGCAGACGCAAAGGCGGATGAACAAAACGCAACGTTAGAAAATAATATGATGAAGCAGGGGACAAGATGTATTCCGAGAGAATTTGAGAATCACGCCATTCATCTTGCGGTGCTGAATGCCTATAGGAAAACATTAGAATATCGTAATTTGCCGAAAGATATACAGGTGGCTTTTGATGACCACGCAGGACTTACGGAACAAATGATGGTTTTAGGATTACAGAAAATGCAAATGATGCAACAGGCGGCAATGGGAATGCCACAGCAGAGCTCGGGCGGCGGTATTAAGGGAATGGAGGGCAGGTCGCCTATGGCAGGTGAGGTTAATCCTGAAAATCCGCCTGAACCTACGGCAGGGCAGGTAGAGGCAGACCAGAATTCTATTGAACCGCCTTATGAAGGAACTTAAGAATGTTGTCGATATTAGGCATACTGATTATGATAAGGTGTGTTCGGAATGCAAGAATCAGTGTATTAGGAATAATGATGTTAAGGATAAGCAGATTAGTATTTTTAATATAAAGGATGAGGTTGTATATTATTGTCAGATATGTGGAAGGCATTGGAGGTAATTTTTAATGGCAACAGGAATGGTATCAGATATGAATGGAATGGCGAAGCAAAAGTATATGAAGAAGGGAGGTAGCGGTATGGCGGAGAATTGGATAGCAGGAGCGATAAAAAAGAAGGGGGCATTGCATAAGGGCTTGAATGTTCCGATGGGTAAAAAGATACCTATGATAAAGATGGAAATAAAGGAAAGCGATAGTCCTTTAATGAAAAGGCGAAAGCGGTTAGCCCAGACATTGAAGGGACTTAGAAAGTAAAAATATTGTTCGCCTAATGGCGAGAGTCATCCACTCGTTAAATTGGCGTTAAATAAAAATGGATGTTTATTTAGGAGGTTCTGCAAAATGGGTATTGAAGAAGCAGTTGACGTAAAAGGGACGTCTGGTTCGTCAGCAGACGGCATTGGCACAACGGCATCACCACAGGATGTTGAAACGCAAACGCAGGGTGGGGGCGATACTACCGCTATTCAGGGTGATGGCAAGGAAGAGCAGGCAGTTCCTTATGCACGATTTAAGGAAGTGAATGATAAGAAAAACGAATTGGAGAAATTCTACGAAGAAGTTGATGGTAATCTGGATGGAATGGTTAACGAAAGGGTAGGCAAGCTACTTCAGGACTCGACATTCCAGAAACAGTATTACGAACAACTCAAGAAAATCTACGGTTCGGAAGAGGCAAAGCAGATAGTAAAAGAGAATGTTCAGCAAGCGAAAGCAGGGCAACCCGTAACATTACCTCCAGAAATACAGCAAAAGCTGGCTAAAATAGATGAGCTTTTAGCGTGGAAGAAACAGCAAGACGATGAGTCGATGCTATTAAAGGCAAGCGAGGCAGTTGATACGGAGATGCAAAAGCACCCTATTTTTAGAGAGGGGATATTTGCGTCAGAGGAATATGCGGATATTGTCAATAACTTTATTGCTGGTGAACTGAACAGAAATCGGGCTATGCCTATGTCTGTAGTTGTTGCCAATGCGGCTAAAAAGATGGCAGGGCTTGTAGAGAAAAGCAGGACTTCTTATGTTGAGAGTAAGGCAAATGCGGGCAAAACCGTTCCTTCTACAGTAAAGGGCGGTAGTGGTGCTCCCGCAGGAAAGCAAACAGCACCTAAAGGTTTTGATGAAGCTACGGCTTCTTTTGTTGAAGGTCTTAAGCAGTCAATAGCTTCAGAAGAATAAAGGAGAAACTTAAAATGGCAACAGGAGTGATTAGTGATTTGGGTAATAGTTTGACCCAAAAATATGCAGGTGCGATAGTGTCTGAAATAAACGATAACGACCCGTTTATGCAGAGAATGTCGAAGAAAACTGACATTATTACTGTGGATGGGTTAGGATTGTCAGTTCAGATGAGGGTTAAGTATGGAAACAACCCTGGCAGGTTGTCTATTGCGGAAAATGCTGATTTACCAACAGCTGGAGTTCCGCTCTGGGCGAAGCCGACAGTTGGGCTGAAATTTGCCTATGGCAGATTTGCATTAACAGGGCAGGCAATGCAAGCTGCAAGGCGAAATCCTGAAGGATTTGGCACGGCAATCGGAGCGTTTATAGATAGCACAACGAAGGGCATAAAGAAGGATAGGGAAGTGTGGTTATTTGGACGTGGTTCTGGTGCATTATGCAAGGTAACACAGGCAAGCGGGTCAATCGGTGCGAATACGTTCTTTACGGTTGACAACGCTGCTGCGTGTGAAAGGGGAATGATTGTAAGTGATTTCTCGACTAATGAAGCAAGTGGCGGTTCTGCTGGTTCTGTAGGAACGGATTCGGTAATTGGTGAGGTGGATATGATAAACAATAAAATCACACTTACCTCTGCTGAAACTGTTACGCAGAACTACTTCCTTTATAGGACTTCTGAACGTGGCAATGTTGCTATGGGCTTAGAAGGTATCTATGATGGTATAGACAGTGCAGGCAGTAGATTGCTTACGTCATTACAGGGCATAACCCGTGCAACTAATACGTGGTGGGATGGCAATGTAATTGACTTTGGCGGAACGAATAGGGATTTGTCTGAAGACCAGCTCAATGCTCTTATTCAGGCAATCTATAAGAAAACAGACGGTATGCCTAATACTATGGTTTCTAACTATGGCGTATTGAATGCCTATCATTCGTTAGTAAGACAGGATAGAAGATATTCTGACCTTAACTTTAATGCGGGGCATCAATCGTTGAAGTATAGTTATGGCAATACCACGATGGATTGGCTGGCGTCTCAATACTGCCCTAAGAATACTGCGTTTATTTATGATGCCAAGCATTTGTTCTTGGCACAGGGTAGTGATGGAATAGGGTTTATGGCTGAAGATGGTAGCCGTCTTAACCGTATTCTAAATAAGGACGCCTATGAAGTTACTGAATATGTCTATTATGACATAGTAACTGACCTTGCTGGTAGTGGTGGTGTAGTCAGAGATATAACAGAAGTGTAAAACAGGTAAATTGGTGGGGGAGATTGTCTTCCCCACCAAATTTATTAGAGGGCTAATCCTGAAATTCCCTCTAATATAAAGAAATAAAAATAAGTGGATAAGGGAGTATAAAATGAGTGTAAAGATAGGGAAAGTTCCAACGACAAAAGTTCTGAAATTAGTAAGTTATACTACGGCGAATTTGCCTACAGGAACTAATTTAAATCCGTCTATTGCTTGGGATAGCACGACTGGGACAGTTAAACGTTACAATGGCACAAATTGGACGAATATAGGCGTATCTGGTAGTGCAGGAACGTTAGATGATAGCTATGATAGTGGTGGTGCAGGTGCGGGAAGAACCATAACAGTTGATGCTGGAGCTTTAACTCTTACTGGTTCTGTTCAGGTGGTTCTCGCAATAACGCAATCCGACAACTTCGGCGGAATGACAATCAATAAAGCGGGTGCGGGTGCAGGCGCATTGATTGCACTAACTAATTCGGGGACTGGCAACGATATTACCGGTAATGCTGGTAATTGGTTGGTTACAGCTGCAGGTAACGCTACATTCGTAGATGTTGCGGCAACTACACTTACGGCTGCTACGGTTAGGTCGGCTGCTTCTGGTGCCGTTAATTTGGCGGTAGATGCTTCTACCACTGGAACAATAACACTTGGCGGAACATCTACAGGTGCTATCACACTTGGCAGGGCAACATCTCTATCAAGCACATTGGCGGTAACTGGAGCTACGACATTAAATGCTGGTTTAACCCAAAGTGGCGGTAATGTGTCAAGCACGGTATCCGCAACAACGGGCGATGGCGTTTTAATTGATGGCTCTACGGTTACGACAGGTAATGTGTTTAGGATTGAGTATGATGCGGCTCTTGCTGGGGCGGGTTTTGGTGCTATATCGGTAACGGAAGATGGCTCTGAAGTATGGGTGGTGGGTGAGGATGGCAACACTACAATAGCTGGAACAGCTCTTGGCACGAATGCTTTAACGCTTACTACGGGCGATTTAACTGTAACTGATGGTAATGTCAATATCACTACATCAACGGCTTCGGCGGCTGATATAGTTGACATTACAAGAGGCAATTCTGCTACAAATGGACACGCTATTGATATAGCAATGGGAACTGCGGCGATTGCTGGTAATGCACTGAACATCAACTTTGGTAATGGTGCATCTACTGGACACGCAATAGCCCTTACTTATTCTGGTGCTAATACAGGCGATGCTCTGAACCTGAATATGACAAGCAATGTTGCTGGTGGGGCATTAGTTGTAACTGGTGCTGGGACAAGAACGGATAGGTTAGTATCCTTAACGGATAGTTCTGGTGCAGCAGGCGCCGAGACAGTGTTTATTCAAAAAACAGCTGGCGCTGCGAGTATGATTTTACTCGACAACAATGGCGTTGCAGGTAGTGATACTCTTGAAATAGACCACGACGGTAATGTTACTGGTAGGGGTATCTACATTCACGGCGCAGCGTGGACTGGAACTGCAAGCGAGGGGTTGCTTGATATACAGACCTCAGGCACATCAATAAGCGCTGGCAAGGGTATAGTGCTTAACCTCGCCAATACGGGTCAGCACGCAGCAGCTATAGACGGTTCTGCATTAGACATAACTGACGCCGCTACGGCGCCAGGTGCGGGGACAAGCTATGCGGTCAGGATAGGTGCTACTAATATAGAGGCATTGCACGTTGATGTTGGGCAGTCGTTATTTGATGAGCTTGTTACTTTAGATGGCGGTGGACACTTAAACGATAATGACGGCTTAACGATAGGTAATGTTTCTGGCACACCAGACTTGAAGATATTCTCTGATGCTACAAATACGATAGTAAATGTTGCTTCAGGGGCAATGAAGGTTGGTGATGCTGATGGCACGACTAACTATACACAATTTGCGAATGCTACAGGCGCTATTACTTTTGTAGGAACTGCAAGACCTACCAAGAGTGAGTTTATACCTTATAATGTATTTACGTCTCACTCTGGCACACCAGCAATAGCGCAGGTAGGTGCAGGTATAGTTAGGGGTTGGGCTTTAGACGCTGATGGTGATGAAGCGATTGTATGCACATTTAGAGTGCCTGATAATATAGTTGCTGGGTCAACGGCGACTGCATATATTTACTGGGCGGCTAACGCTGTGGCAAATGACTGCCGTCTTGACTTAACAACGTTAGCAGTTTCTGAAAGCGGTGCATTGGCGGGGGCTGGAACGACTAACTCCGTTACTGATACTACTGACGGAACGGCTAATGACCTTAATATAACAGCTGGTATTACGACTGCGGCTTTGACTGCTGGGCAGTTACTTGCTGTGCAGGTAAATCGTGATGCTAATCATGCTGCTGATACATTAGCGGTAGATGCCGTTATAGTTGGTGTTAGGATTGACTATAGTGCGGGTAGTGTATAAAAAGTAAAAGAGTATTAGCTCTTTAGCAGAATTGGGCGGTTGCTAATACAGCCGCCTATGTTTTAATTTTTTAGGAGGTTAGTATGGTAGCAGGGACAATAGATGTTAGCAGAGAGGAAATCGAGAGATGTAAGCCGAAGTATGAGAGCGAGGAAGTAAGGACGGCAAATGTAATCAAGAATTTACGCAAACGTGCAAAACTGATTGAATATAGAGAGAAGGAATACGCTAAAGATATAGCAGACCTCAATGAAAAGATAGACCTTGCTACAACAAATGGGGAAGACGGGAAACGTAGAGCGATGGTAAAGAAAAGAGACGAACTTAATTACCTCTATGATGCGTGGAGAAAATTACAGGAGATGGGTATTCCTGTAAACGAACCTCCTAAGGTTGACCCTATAGCAGAAAAAGATAAGGAGATTGCACGGCTGACTAAAGAGTTGGAAAAGGTAAAAGCGAAGGATACAACCAATGTCAATGTCAATGCCAAATAGTTACCTTTATAGAGTTAAGGAATTGCCCGCAGGCGTGGGAATACCGCCTGATTTCGTTATGGCGGGCTTGCGGGCTATTGACCC